AACATTTAGCTAACCAAGAGGTGTAGCATGACAAGAGCAAAAGACATATCCAAGATAGTCACTGATGCAGACCTCAGTGGTACTCTTGATGTAACAGGTACAGTGACAGCAGGTGATGTAACCATGACCAGAGAAACTGGTGGTTACTTGTTTAACACTGGTGGCTCAACTAGAGCAGGTATTCGTTCTGATGACCAAAACAATTTAACTCTAAGAGCAGGTACTGATGCTATAAAAATGCACGTTGGAGCAGATGGCAAGGTTGGTATTGGTGAAACATCTCCTCAAGGCAACTTACATATAAAAGGCTCTGATAGTGGAGTTACATCTTCTCCAAGTCATGCAGACGAATTAATTATAGAAAACAGTACAAATGGTGGAATGACTTTTAACTGTGGAGCTTCTAATTCTGCAACAATAACTTTTCAAAATAGTACTTATTCTGATGACGGTGCTTTACAATATAGAAATGGTGATAGAGCCATGGCTTTTAAAACAGCAGGCTCAGAACGTATGCGTATAACATCAGCAGGTAATGTTGGTATTGGAGATTCTAATCCACAAAGAAAGATAAGTGTAAATGGTATAGCTAAATTTAGAAATAGCATAACTTTAGGTGGAAGTAATTCTAGTACAGATTATAATGCTTATTTTGTAAACGAAGCATTTGCAAACAATGCTGACACAAACTCAGTAACTTTAGGCACACATAGTACAAGACCTTTAATATTTGCTACTAATACAACAGAACGTATGCGTATTGGAAGCAATGGAGGAACTGTATTAACAGCAAATGCTAGTGGTGCTTATGCTTTTAAAGTTATAAATGATGGTAATGCCTCTAATAGATTTGGTATTGCTATACAAACTGGGGAAGATTCACCTACCACAACAAATTACTTAATGGGTTTTCAAGATGGAAATGGAAATTCTGTAGGTAGTATAACTTTTAATAATGCTGGTCAAACTTCATTTAATCAAATATCAGATTACAGATTAAAAGAAAATGTAACAGAAGATTGGAATGCAACAACAAGATTAAAAGAACTCAAACCTTGTAGATTTAATTTTAAAAGATTTCCAAATACTACATTAGATGGTTTTATAGCACATGAAGCACAAGAAGTTGTACCAGAAGCTGTTATTGGTGAAAAAGATGCAGTTGACGATGATGGCAATCCCATATACCAAGGTATAGACCAAAGCAAGCTTGTACCTTTACTCGTGAAGACAATACAAGAACTAGAAGCTAGAATAGTAGCATTAGAAACAGCCTAATTAAAAGGAGAATAAAATGGCAGTAACTTGGACAATAGGAACAATGGAAAGAGACTTGGTGCAGGGAGACAACACAGATATTGTGACTATCTTGCACTGGAGAGCATCTGATGAAGACGCAGATGGTAACACAGGGTCAGCTTATGGCACAGTCGGTGTAACACTTGTAGGTACACCAACACCATATGCAGATATCACAGAGACACAAGCTATTGGATGGGCTAAAGATGCACTTGGTGCAGACGAAGTGGCATCAATAGAAGCAGGTATAGCTAGTCAGATAGATGCAATGGCTAATCCAACAACAGCAAGTGGAGTATCTTGGTAATGACTGAACAATCAAACGTAATCACTATTGATGGTAAAGAGTATAATCAAGAGGATTTATCTCAAGACCAAACCTACTTTATCAATCAGATAAAAGATTTACAAACCAAGGGTGCTAATCTTAGATTTCAACTAGACCAAGTAACTGTAGCTCAGAATGCTTTTACTAACTCACTGATACAGTCCTTAAACAAGGAAGAGGAATCTGTCCCAGATGAAATTAGAAATGAAGCCTGAACTCCAAGTACAACTGGAGCTTGAAGCCCATGAGAAAGAATGTGCAATACGTTACAAAGTAGTTGAAGATAAACTAGGTGCTCTTGATAAAAGACTTTGGAGACTAGAAGCAATGCTCATGGCTAGTACAGTTACTGTCGTAGCTTTAATGATAAGTATAATAATGAAATAGAAAGGTAAAGAGATGCTTGACCCCATATCAGCTTTTGCTGCAATTACTGCTGGGCACAAAACTATTATGGGTGCTATAAAAATAGGCAAAGATTTAAGCTCTCTTTCCACAGCTATTGGTAAATTTGCACAAGGAGAAGCTCATCTTCAACATGCTGAATCACAGAAGAAGAAGAGTAGGTTCTCTTTTGCAGAAGATTCAGCTATAGAAAAGCACTTTAAGAAAGAAGCTCTAGAAGATATGAGAGATGAACTGCGTAAAGCTTTCCAGTACTTTGGAAAAGCTGGACAATGGGAAAGACTCCAAGCAGAAATAGCCCAAGAAAGAGCTAGGATTAAGAAAGAACTAGCTGAACAACAGAGAATAAAAGACAGAAACTTAATGATAACCACAGTCACTGCTCTAGTCGTACTAGGTACAGTTGCTATTGTAGCTTGGATTAAGTTCCTGCAAGGAGGATTCTAATGTTTAAACTTCTTGTTATAGCTTGTGCTATAGCAGACCCTAAGATGTGTATAACCTTTGAGGACACACTAAAGAAACTAGAGACTGAGCAACAGTGTATAGAAAGAGCTTACGAGATGAGAAAGGATATTGTAGAAGAACTGAAAGATATGAAGCCTATTGTCTACAAATGTATAGAACTTCAGAAAGGTAAATTTACATGATAGATTTTTATTTAAGTATGTCTAAATTCTTTGGTAAGATTAATGCTTACTTCTACAACAAACATGTTAAAGCTTTAAGAAGGAAACAGATTAAGGAACGTACAAGATGATACAAGCATTAATAGCACCAGTTGCTTCACTGTTAGACAAGTTTATCCCTGATGCAGATACTAAGCAAAAGATTGCCCATGAGATTGCAACAATGTCAGAGAAACATGCACAGGAGTTAGCAAAAGGTCAACTAGAGATTAACAAAGAAGAAGCCAAGCACAGGTCACTGTTTGTTGCAGGTTGGAGACCCTTTCTGGGTTGGATACTAGCTGCTGCAATGGGGTGGCACTTTGTATTTGCACCTGCTACAATGTTTGTTTGTGCTTACTTTAACGTACCCATACCAGCTTTACCAGTGTTTGACATGGATAGTCTTATGACTGTACTACTTGGTATGCTTGGTTTAGGTGGATTACGTACAGCAGAGAAGATAAAAGGTATAACTAAATAATGGAAGTTGAGATAATAAGTATATTCTTACAAATATTAACACTACTAGCTGTCTGTGCAAACACAGCTATTAACATAGTATATAGGTTGAAAAAATGAGTCTTTATGAAAACATTAACAGAAGAAAGAAGCTTGGTATATCTAGACCCAAGTCAAAGAGTACAGTATCAGCTAAGTCATACGCAAACATGAAAGCAGGTTTTCCTAAGAAAAAGAAGACAGATAAGTACAAGAAGAAAACATAATGTCAGCAGATAGAAAAACAATAGATAAGCTACATGAGGAAGTAACTCAACAGTTACTCCTACGTGTACGTAGTGGAGAGGCAACAGCCAGTGAGCTATCAGTAGCTGTTAAATTTCTTAAAGACAATGGAGCATCCTTAGATGTCATAACGTCAGACAATCCTATGGCTAGTTTATTACATGAGCTACCCTTTGATGTAGGAGAGAAATTACAATGAGAGAAGCACCAAATGCTACACTAAAACATATTACTGTAACTTTAACAGGAGGTAACTGGACTAAACTAATAGACACAAATGTTCAACGTACTTACTTAATGATACAGAATAATGCAGACTCACATCAAATTGAGGTAGGATTTGGTACAAATACAACAGCTCCTACAAGTGGTTTTGTTATAGATGGAGCAACTTCTAATCATAAAACACACGAAGTTACATTTCAGTTTAACGTAGCTCCTATCAATGCTGTGTGGGCTAAAGCAGAAGATACACATGACCATCCTTTACACGTGGTGTACGATGACTAACATTCCAGAACAACTTAAAGATTTTAGAAACTTTACATACCTTGTATGGTCACACTTAGGCTTACCTGAACCCACTCCAATACAGTATGACATAGCTCACTACTTGCAGAACAGTCCAAAACGTAGCATAATAGAAGCTTTTCGTGGTGTAGGTAAGTCTTACATCACTGCTGCATACGTAGTACATCAGCTACTACTTAACCCTGAACTAAAGTTTATGGTTGTATCAGCTTCTAAAGCACGTGCAGATGACTTCTCAACCTTTACACAACGTATCATTGTTGAGCTTCCTATGTGCCAACACCTCGTTGCTAGAGACGGTCAGAGATGGTCTAAGATAGCTTTTGATGTTGCACCAGCCAAAGCCTCTGGAAGTCCCTCAGTGAAGTCCGTAGGGGTCACAGGACAGCTAACAGGTTCTAGAGCAGACATAATCATTGCAGATGACGTAGAAGTCCCTAACAATTCTATGACTCACATGATGAGAGAGAAGCTGTATGAGACTGTTAAAGAATTTGATGCTGTGTTAAAGCCTGATGGAAAGATTATTTACTTAGGTACACCTCAGAATGAGATGTCCTTATACAACATACTGCTTACTCGTGGCTATGACATGAGGATATGGACAGCACGTTACCCTACTCTAGAACGAGCAGAGAAAGCCTATGGGGGTAGGTTAGCACCTCTCTTGTATGATTCTATGCAAAAGGAGCAAAAGGCTCTGTATGGGCTTCCTACAGACCCTAAACGGTTTGA